GTATTCCTACTACAGGAGTTCATCTTCTTATGGTTGATTTAGTAAACTTTGTGCGTATGGATTTTACACAGTACTCATCCAATAGCCCTTACAATCATGGTGGTGGTTCTACTGGAACATATATTGGTAGACGAGAAAATTCAGCAACTGCAAGTATTTTTAATGGCAAAATTATAGAGATGATAGGATATGACCGACATTTAACTTCTTCAGAAATTGAAAATGTAGAAGATTATTTAAACAGCAAGCATGGCCTTGGCTTAACAAGGTAAAGGAATGATATCATGACACTATACACAATTAATCAAACCTATCCTAAAACTTTACCACACAGGATAGTTCTCTCAGACGGTACAACTCGTACTGACAACACAACATTTACTGATGTTGAGATAGCTGATGCTGGTTATACTGTAGCACCTGACATACCTTCACATACAAGTGATCAACAAGTATTCTGGAATAATACTGATTGGTATGTGCAAGACATGACAGGTAACGAATACGATGTAAGAAATTATGCTCAAGAGTTAATACTTGGTTACTGTCCTGAGTGGAAGCAAAGAAACATAACCAACAGGTCAATGGAGTTAGTTCAAAAAGGTTCAGATAATTGGACAGCAGAAGAACTAGCTGAGTATAATGCTAATCAAGCTATTTGGACTAAGATAAAAGAGATACGTGATGCATCTAATACACTAGAAGCTATGTCACCTATACCGCATGATTACTGGTTAGATGAGCATTGGCCTGAAGGTATAGGAATGTAGAATGACATTTAGTACAGCCCCTTTTTCAAGTACAGCATTTTCATCATTTGAAAATATAGCAATAGGAGCAGGAGTACAGGCTAGTGTGTCTGTTTCATCTAATGTTACGTCATCTGCATTAACTGTTAAGGATTGCTCTTTAAGCGTATTGCCGTCATCTTCGCTAACAATTTCATACAATAGGTTTAGAAATGTTGATGGTAATGTTGCGCCAAATCTTTTATTTTCAACGAGTTCCGTTGTGGTTTCCTCTGGGTCATCAAGTATAAACCCAAATTCTGCATTATCCACAAATTACGAAAGACTTTTATCAAATAGCAGCCAATTAAACGTAGCTTCTAGTATGTTGGTATCAGCTATAGAAAAATGGGAAGAAGATGCAGATACACCTGAAACGTGGGTTGACTACGTTAAGGCAAGCGAAACTTGGATAGAAGTGCAACCAACACCGGAAACATGGACGCTTTGTTAATGTTGCAAATTTGCATAATTTATGGCAATGTGTTGCCAAATAGGAGACTAAATAATGGCTGATACTACAACAACCACATATAACTTAGTTAAGCCAGAAGTCGGTGCATCTGAGGATACTTGGGGTACTAAAATAAACACCAACTTGGACAGCGTTGATAATTTACTGGATGGGACAACTGCAATAAGCCCGGACTTAACAGCGTTAAAGATTGGCGGGGCTACAGTCACAGCATCCGTCACTGAGTTAAACAAGTTAGATGGCGTGACAGCTACAACTGCTGATATTAACTTGCTAGATGGCGTGACAGCTACAACTGCTGATATTAACTTGCTAGATGGCGTGACAGCTACAACTGCTGAATTAAATTACGTTGACGGCGTTACAAGCAATATACAGACGCAGCTTGATACAAAGTATGTATCTACAACTCAAGCCGAGGCAGTTTGGGAGACAGGTACTAGCACAACTGAAAGCATTGTTTCGCCAGCTAAAGTTAAAGCGGCGATCGAAGCTCTTGCCCCCGATAATGGAATTGGCGTGGGCCAGACTTGGCAGGATGTTGAATCAAGCCGTACAGATGGTACTTCATATCAGAACACAACAGGTAAATCTATTTCGGTTGCTATTACTGGTTACGGCAATGGATCTTTTAGAAATTTTGAAGTCAGCACAGATAACTCATCGTGGATTACTGTTGGTCGCTTTCACCCAAACAGTGGACAATGTATGAACGCGGTAATACCTAATAATTATTATTACAGGTTTGCTAGTGGTGCTTCAATTACAACATGGGCGGAGCTAAGATAAATGCCATTAATACCGCTAGATATACAACCCGGCATTTACCGAAATGGCACTGAATTACAATCGTCAAATCGTTGGCGAGACAGTAATTTAATACGTTGGGTAGATGGCACTATGCGTCCAATTGGTGGCTGGCGCACCCGATCTGATACTGCGGCGGACGCAAAGGTGCGCGGTTTACTTACGTGGGTTTCTAATGACCAAAGCAGATACATTGTTGGTGGCACGTATGATAAATTATATAGTTGGACTTCTGCTGGAGTGCGCCACGATATAACCCCAACAAGTTTTGCATCAGGCAGAGAAAGTGCAGAAGCATTTACAGGGTATGGCGGTAGCTTCTATGGCAATTATGCATACGGCGTAGCAAGGCCAGACACGGCAAGAACACAGCCTGCCACAACTTGGTCATTAGAAAATTGGGGCGAGTATCTCTTAGCATGTAGCCCAGATGATGGGAAGATATACGAGTGGCAATTAAGTAATTCTACCCCTGCTGCTGTAGTGGCAAACGCGCCAATTAATAATGAGGCAATTGTTGTCACTGAAGAAAGATTTGTGTTTGCACTTGGTGCAGGCGGCAATCAACGTAAAATACAATTTAGTGATCGAGAAGATAACACGACATGGACGCCCGCAGCTACAAATGAGGCTGGTGATATTGAATTAAACACAAGTGGCAGAATTATGGCTGGTGTTCGAGTGCAAGGCCAGACATTGATATTAACAAGCACAGATGCGCACGTTGCAAATTACATTGGCGCACCATACGTTTATGGTATTGAGCGTGTTGGCTCTAGCTGTGGTTTGGTAGCTAGTAAGGCATATGCATCAGTTGATCAAGGTGCATTCTGGATGGGTAATCACTCGTTTTATGTTTATGCAGGCGGTGTAGCTCAACAGCTTGAAAGTGAAGTATCTGACTATGTATTTGGCGATATAAATCGAGCGCAAATTAGCAAGGCTTTTGCTGTGCCGAACAGTACATATGGCGAGATATTCTGGTTTTACCCATCAGGTTCGTCTACTGAAAATGATAGATACTTTGTTTATAATTATGTTGAACGCACTTGGTACATTGGCGAACTTGGCAGAACGGCAGGCGCTGATATGGGTACGTTTAAGCAGCCGTTCTGGGTTTCAGCAGATGACAATAAATTATACGAGCATGAGATTGGGTTTAACTATGGCAGCATGTCACCATTTGCAGAGAGCGGGTCTATATCATTAGGAACTGGCGATAATGTTATGGCGGTAACTGAGATGATCCCAGATGAAAAGACGCAGGGCGATGTTACTGTAACATTTAAATCAAGGTTTTATCCAAACGGAACAGAAAGATCATATGGATCTTTTGTAATGTCAAATCCAACTTCATTAAGGTTTACAGGGCGACAGATCAGATTAAGGATAGACGGCAATACTTTAGGAGATTGGCGTGTTGGTATTAATAGGATAAACATCACACCGGGCGGTAGAAGATGAGCGAGCAGCAACAGCGAGCGCCAGATGTAATTGGTAATGATTGGCGAACGTGGGGTCGCCGATTAGTTGCATATATTGCCCAAACGAGATCCACGCTAGTTCAACAGAATGGAGATGAGAATGCAGCAGAAGATGGCACTCTTATGTGGAATCGAGTATACAAATATCCAGTTGTAAGTGAAGGTGGAGAGTGGCGTCAAATTGTAATGGAAGGTGGACACGCTAACTTTATTAAAACATCAGACGTTACACCGGCTCTAGCAAATACAGCATACAAGCTGACCTATGACGTACCAACTGGTAATTCAAAAATCACACAAGGCACACCAGCAAGTAGAATTGTATTTGAAGAGGCTGGGGAATATGTATTATCATTTTCTGCGCAAATATCATCAACAAGCGCAAGCACAGTACATTTTTACTTCTGGCCTAGCATAAATGGTACGAATGTAGATAATAGCGCTATGACAACTGCATTACACCAGAATAACGCTACAGTTGTTACGTCACGAACACAGATATTTACTGTGGCGGCTGGTGATTATTTAGAAGTAAATTACATGATGGATAACACTGACGGATTTTTAAATTACACTGCTGCATCATCACCCGTTCCATCAATACCATCCTCAACATTATCAATTACGAGAACGCACGCATGAATGAAGAATTAGAAAGATGTAAGCCTTGGATAGAAGCAGCTCTAGAATACTCTGGCGGCACGCATGACTTCATTGATATTGCTGAAGGAATATATAAGGGTACATTGCAGTTGTGGCCTTCACCAAAGGGGTGCATAGTCACAGAAATTGTGGTATACCCAAGAAAAAGAATGTTAAACGTGTTTTTAGGCGGTGGCGAATTGGATCAAATTTTGGATATGCACCAAGATGTGGTAGAGTGGGCTAAAGCGCAAGGATGCGCGGCACTAACCATGACGGGGCGTGTCGGCTGGAAAAAACCATTGGCGAAACATGGCTGGCATCAGCTTCACTCGTCTTATGTTAAGGAGTTTGAATAATGTCTAAAGGCGGGTCAACATCATCAAGTGTTACAGTACCAGATTATATAGAAGATGCGGCACGACGTAATTTAAATAAAGCTGAAGGCATATCGCAAATAGGTTACACGCCATACTATGGCCCAGACGTAGCTGCGTTCACACCTATGCAACAGGCTTCATTTCAAAATACGGCAAATGTTGCTGATGCATTTGGTATGGGTGCGCCTAGCAGTAGCTTTGATATAATGGGCGGCATGGGCGAGCCTACACAATATGCTAACGGCGTTCGTGGTTATTCATCTGCGCCAATTTACGAGCAATCATTAAATGAGCTTGCCGCACGCAGGCCAGCGCAAAAAGCGTACATGGATAGTTTCTTTATTGACCCATACACAGGCGCACCGGGCGCTAACGTGCAATCTCCCAATGCGATGTATCCAACATATGATGGAACGCAAGCTTCGGCTATACAAAGTATGCAAGACAGTCGGGGTGATTATCGCAGCGATCGCAACAAGCAAAGAATGTTGGATATGATGAATAGGGAAGCTACCTCTCCATTTCAGCCGGGTTCAAGCACTGCTGGCACAAATTACGCAGTTTATGATAAATCGCAAGGTTTTACAGCTCCGGGATACTTTGGTGCAATTCAAAATATATTTGACCCAAAAATACCAGATGCTACAGGATCAGATTACGGCTTGCAAAATCCAAACACGACTTCAATTGTTGCCGGCGGATATGATGTCGGCGAAGTAGATCCGAGGCTTGCAATGGCTGCGGGTTACAGATTGCCTATTGAAAAACAGCCCGGAAATTATGATTTATTTAGCGGACGTGGACGAAGAACAAGTGGCGTTGGCAATAAAGGCGGTGAGTATGGATTACTAGGCGATATAGGCGGGGCAATAGGTGACGCAACTGGATTTACTAGCTACAATACGCCTGACGTTATACAGGGCAGAGTAGACGCAGAAGCGGCTAGAATGGCTTCTGAAAGAGCGGCTAGGGAAAGGCGATCTGCTTCTGCTGATAGGCGCAGAAAAAATCTTAATAAAAAAACTGGCGGCGGATTATCTGTAGATCAGCGCAAGGCTAGTGCCGCAAAAAAATATGGTGGGCTGAAGACCAAAGGTAGGTAAGCATTATGAACAAGATGACTAATTTTAAAAGAAAAGAGGCTTAATATGTCGTATGGCACTACAGGATGGAATGCGGCTCAAGTTGCCAATGCGGCACAAAATTCTTCCGCACAACCAAACGGAACGTATAACCCAATGGGTAATAATTATAGCGCTATTAATGGCGGCATAATGCCCGGTGGCAAGGGCGGACAAGGATTAAATAGCAACCCTACAATAGCTCCACAAGGTAGCTTCAACGTAAACCAAGCGGCGGCTGGTGGTTTACAGCAGGCTATGCAAGGCACTCAAGCGGCGATGCAAGGGCCAAACATTGGTCAATTTATGAACCCATACACCCAGCAAGTTACGCAAAACACGTTAGCTGATCTTGAGCGCCAAAGGCAGATGCAGATGAACACAATGGGAGCGCAAGCATCAAACGCGGGAGCGTTTGGGGGTTCGCGCCACGGCGTTGCAGAAGCTTTAACTAATGAAGGATTTGCAAGGCAAGGCGCACAAGCATTTGGTAATCTGCAACAGCAAGGGTTTAACACTGCATTAGGTGCGGCGCAAAACCAACAGCAATTACAAATGGGCGGAGCTGCACAAACTGGCGCACTCGCAAACCAAGCATTTAACACAGGTCAGGCAATTCAAGACAGGCAAGAGCGACAAGGTTTACTACAGCAAGGTTTACAGCAAGCACTCATTGATGCGGCTAAACAGCAGTATGATAGTTACACTGGAGCGCCACAGCAAGCATTATCAGCGCCACTTGCTGCGCTTGGTGTTGCGCAAGAAGGCGGCGCAAAAACAACAACAGAAAGCCAAAGTCCGGGCTTGTTAAGTTATCTACAAGCATTTGGCGGGATGGGATAAGCATATGATAAAAAAGCCAGCAGAAATCATTCAAGATAGGATGAACCCAAGTCAGTCTCGTGGCGGTTTAGGCGGCTTACTTGACTATGCCAGAGAGCAAAACCCCAACACTGGTTTGAGCAGATTTCAAAACTTTGCCGCAGCTCTTGACCCATTAATTATGCCAGAGATGCGTGCAGGCGAAGCAATACGCGAACGTGGTATGCAACGTGTAGCTGCTGGTAATGTGAATAAGACTGTTGAGTGGTTGAAAAACAACGGATACGCAGACGCGGCTGCTGTTATAGAGGCTAATCCGTCTGCCGCATCAAATGTGGTAAGTGCAATTTTATCAAACAGAATGAAGCCTAAAGATACATTTAGAATAGCCACGCCAGAAGAGGCGAAAGCATATGGCGCTCTTGCTGGTCAATTTGATAGCAGTGGTAAATTTTACTCAACACAAAAAGTTGAGATGAGTAAAGATTTGACTGCGGCTCAAGCTCAATCCAAAGGCTTTGTTGAAAGAGCAGAATTTTCACAAAACATTTTAAATGATTTAGAAAATCAAGGCACTATGATGCGAAATTATATAGCTGGCTCTATACCTTTTGGTAATTTCCTTAGAACCCCAGAAGGCCAAAAATATGATCAAGCAAAGCGTGATTTTATTAATGCTATACTACGTCAAGAAAGTGGCGCAGCTATTGGTAAGGATGAATTTGACAATGCTGAATTGCAATACTTTCCACAGCCAAATGATGGGCCAGAAGTTATAAAGCAGAAAAGACAAGCAAGAGAAGCTAAAATTAGCGGTTTAAAATATACCGCAGGGCAAAATGTTAACAACCAAGCTAACGGCAACGGCAATGGATTTTCTGTAACAAGTGTAGTACCGGGAAGATAATAATATGGATAAATTTCAAATAATGACACCCGATGGCTATGAAGTTGAAATATCTGCGTCTAGCCAAGAAGAAGCATTAGAAAAAGCAAAATCTAACTATAAAAAATTACCACGCATTATTAAAAAGATGGATGGTAATGTACGCATATTTGAGCGTAAGGATGGGCAGAGATATTTGGTAAGCCCGTCATACTCTACATCTGACCAAGATAGAATTAACACTATCATGGCAGGAGAAACAGACGCAGGGCAAGCGTCTAAGTCTAGCTTTTACCAAGATGTACTAGATAAATATCCACTAGCTTCAAGAGCTGCGGTATATCTTGGTGCAACTCCATTTGCTGGCAAATACACTGATGAAGCTATGGGTCAAACTTTTGGAGAACAAGCGGCAATAGCAACACGCGC